ATTTGATTGTGTGGCACGGATAGTTCATCTTCTTCATAGTCATCCCAAACTGCTGTATACATATCTGCATATGGAGAAGATACTTTTGCCAACCAGCCAGACACATTCATAGCCTGATTAGCTACCCACCTAACTAGTGGTCCTTTATCTACATCGTGCTCTAGTTTAAAGTCCATTACGCTTCCTCCTATCCCATAAATATCTTCTTACATTAACGTAGCAATTTAATGCTACAAAAGTTAAAATTAATAACTCAGCAACTGAGTGTGAAAATTTCACGCATTATCCCTTGGTAGGGCAACCATTGTTGCATAAAAACATTCTGCAAAGTTTGCTGCTTCTACCGCAAAGTCTTCCATATGCATTTCAGTTTCACCCAAACGACTTTTAACATATGTTCTTAAGCCTGTTACAAAAATTTCTGTTAGCTCATCTGTTGATTTAATAAAATAACTTTTAGTTGGTTCTTGTTTAGCCATTAAAAATCTCCTGGGGCTACTTGTAAGCAAGTAAGACCAATTTCACGCCACATATCTACTACTTGTTGGCGATCATCAAGCACACATAAAATATCATAATCAGGTGCAATAAGTTGTTCGTAAATTTCTTGTTTAACAATTGAGTCCTGTCTAAAGTCTCCATACTTACGCATGTAAAGTTTAATAAATGGTGGGCAGTTTAATGTTAGCCACCTGTATGTTTCATTAAAGCATGAATCGTCACGACCTGAAACAAATATAATTTTATGTCCAGCTCGCCACAAAGCGTTTACAACTTCAATAACATTTTTGTCTGGAGTATCATGAATAACTTTTGAGTAATCATATATCTCACGATTGTTTCTGTGAGATACCGTTCCATCAATATCTACAATTACTGCACTACGCATGCTTGTTCCAATTATCTAAAAACGGATCTTCATATTCGTATAAAATAACTGGTGTTAGTTCACCCATCCAAGCACCTGCACAATTAAATGAAATATATTCGTCAGCTTCTTGCACATCCATTCCATCACGCTCAATAAGTATCTGTAGCATTTTTAGAAATGAATATGTTGCTAAAGTGGGTTGACCACAACGTCTTGAAAAACCAATAAAGGCATCTTCAAATCCATCCATTAACAGCATCTCTTGATCTGTTTCATAATAGATTAAACTTTGTAAATCTTCTTTATTCATTACCATCCTCCAAGACAGTTATTTGAGTGTGTATGTATCCAAAAGTTTCCTTCTAGATGTTTTCTAGTTGGTGCATATAAATCTGTGTCACAGGCACCACAGGTATGTGACCATTCTTGTGCAAAGAAATCGTACTGAAATCCTTTACTCATTAATATTATTTTCTATAAATAACAATACTTCTTTTAGGGCATTGTTCCATCCGTTAACAAATGCCTGAAATTCTGGAGATTGAACTGCAGGATTTTCATAATGTTTTAATTCATCTATTTGTTGAATTAATAAATCTGTGTTAATGTTTGACATATAAGATATTATAGCAAAAACCCCTGACGTTTGTCAAGGGTTTTTGTTTTTGTTGTTAATTAAGATGCAAGAATTGCAGCAGGATCAATATCCTTACCTGCACTCCATCTAATGTTGTCTCTCATTTCAAAGTGCAAATGTGGACCAGAAGAGTTGCCTGTATTACCAGATTCTCCAATATGCTGCCCCTTTGTTACTTTGTCTCCAGCTTTAACTAGAGCCTTTGAAAGGTGTGCATAGATTACCCAGCCACCCTCAACTTTTTGAACTAGCTGTGTACCATAGCTGGCACCCCAGGTAGCGTTTTCAATCTTGCCATCTGCAACAGCAACAATGTCTGTTCCAACTTTGCAAGCGTAGTCTACTCCTGTGTGATAGCCTTTGCTCCACATCTTTCCAAGTTTCTTGTAAGGTGTTGTAACCTTACCTCCAACGATTGGTGAACCCATTTAGAATCACTCTTTTCCTATAAATTAGGTATTTAACCCAAGTCTATTATATCCTAAAAGTGCCCTCGGAGAGATTTGAACTCCCGACCTGTAGGGTAGAAACCTATTGCTCTATCCGCTGAGCTACGAGGGCGTGGGGTGAGTCAGACTTGAACTGACGCATACTGAATTATGAGTTCAGGGCTCTAACCAACTGAGCTACCACCCCTAAAATTAAATAGGGCTTGAAGCAGAATGACTATTTATATGTTCTCTTTCGTCAACAATTTCATATGCATATTTAACCAATGCATCTTCATTTTTATTGTAATGGTGTCCACAGAACATTAGTTCTCCTGCAATACCTTTTACTAAAACAAAGGCTTGAGAACCGCATCTATCGCAGCGATCAGCGATCTTTAATTGACGTTCTACTTGCTCTACAGTTTCGGTCATATTATTATTATACTCTCTTGTATTAGATTAGTCAATGATGTTTAGAGCGAATGGAGAGAATTGAACTCTCACCGTCAGTTTGGAAAACTGAGGCACTACCATTATGCAACATTCGCATGTCAGTTTGCCATGCCACTTTACATGTGGGAGTATATGCAACTGACTAACATATACTGCTGCTCCCCAACCTGGACTTGAACCAGGAACATTTAAATTAACAGTTTAACGCTCTGCCAATTGAGCTATTGGGGACTGGGTATTTAGTTTTAATACTTAAATTCTTTTATCTTGCTTGTCTTTAAATGATTGTCAATATCATATTTTTTAACTGGGCTCTCTCCTCTTTTATAGTGACCATCTATTTGAGTAGCTCCTATTTGTTGCATACCTCTGTGATTACTATACCTGTCATATTCTTTTTTAAATTCTGGATAGTCTTCAACTCCCGAAACCAAAGTTTCAAATTGTTCAACGTATCCTCTTTCTACTGGAAAGAAACTAAATAGTGGTTGACCCTTTTCAAACTTAATTTTTCCTGGCTTGATAAACTTAAAGTTATATGTAAAAGTAAAGGCAAGCCAATCAGTTTCAACAACACCGTCAAGCGGTTGTATTCCGTTTGCAACTAGGTTTGGAACCCCACGAACATATGTAGAAACTCCAGGGCTTGTTCTAACAATAAAGTCTGGAACAAAACTTAATATCCCATGACCAAAATTAGTTGCGGTAATTTTATGTGATTCTTCGTTGTTACTTTCTGGGGGGTTAATTATTGTAACAACAAGGTCAGACTCTAGTGGTCCACCATTCCACTCTGCCGTAAAATCCATAGGGCATAAAACATACCACCCGTAAGTATTTGCAACATTTAATGGTGTACAGCGATAAGCATTATTTTCTGTATCATCCATCCAAGTTCTTTTTACTTTTGGATTTACTACTTTGAAAAGCTTGTTTTCTTTATCAAAATATCTTAGCTCAATTATTTTTTCTGACATTTAATCTTCCTGTTGTTCTAGTGGTAAAGATAGGAATTGAACCTACACAGCTAAAGCGATTGATTTACAGTCAATGGGGCTCACCAACCTGCCCAACTTTACCCTATTAAGTTATATAATACACCATAAAAGTAAAAATGTCAAGAGTCATCTTCATCAATCATTTCATTAATTTCTTCCATTAATAACCATTCTTCATGAGTAAGATCTTCTTCATAATCTCTAAACTTAAATGTTTTTTCATTTGGCAAGATTCTCCACTTTGCATCATTGTCCATGTTAACTTCAACAAATCCTTTGGTCCATAAATCAAAGATTAATTCATTAGTAAATGACATGTGCTCATGAAACAAATCTGGAAAATCTTCTACCATTTTTTGAGTCATTCTATATAGTGGATCATTGTTTTTATCTACGCCAGCCATAATCAAATATCCATTTTCAAGCATGTAAAAGAATAAATCTTCTTCTCCATATTCAAAAAACTCCTCAAACTCATTCATTAGATAAGACCCATCCCACTTAAAAAGTCTGCAACATCTTTTGGCATTTCATCTGGTCTCTTTGTAATTGGCTTTGAATACTCATCATAAAGATCTTTGTGAGAGCTTGGTCTAAAATCTTTAAAGTTGTGCACTTCAATTTCTTTAGTTCCTCTGGAGGAATTAACTATTGCATTGTAAATGCATCCACAAACAGCATCTGCCAAATCCTTAGAACCCTTTCTTGGGTGGTCAACCTTGTCACGAATGATGCGTAATTGCAATAGTTCATCTATGAGGAGATTTGTGTGTGGTCCATATATTCTTTCTTCCGCAACAAGCATTTGCATATCTTCATAGTGCTTCTTTGCAACAGATAAGGTTTCAGAGTTCATACCCACAGACTTTAACTCGTTCATAATATCAAATGAGTTCCATCGGTCAAAGGTTACGAGCTTGATTCTAAACCCTCTTGATCTTAGTTCTAATATATAGTTCTTTACATCTTTAAAGTCTACAGTCTTGTCTGCTGTTGGTGTCCACCATCTTATTGCATCTACAATCACAAATGGATTGATTACATCATAGTCGTTAAAGGTATCAATCTTTACCCATTTATCAACGTGTGCCATTGACACTGCACAGTGGTCATGCTTTTGTGCAAGGTCAACGTGTATGTAGTATTCAGTATTTTCTTTTGGCTTAAACCAGTCTGCAAACCTTCCAGAAGAATCCACCCCATTTGGACCAGAGAAACACGTCTCAATCTTCTCCCTTGACCTAAAGAACGCATCTACGGCTTCTGGAGGCATACAGGCAAAGCGAGACAGGGCATCTATGGGATTTGTTAGGAACTGAATTTTAAAGTCCGTAATCTTTCTTGTTGGATTTATTTCCCATGTTGGTCTACGAAGAGCAAATACTCTTGGATATCTATATGCAACAATTTCGTCTTCTTCCCACTCAACAGTGAACTCGTTATTATACTTTTCGTTTTCATTGTTATAGTCTTCAATTGTTTCATCAACTTTAAATGTATGGCTTCTTTGATGAACAACCTTATCTACAACTACTGCATTATATCTTGTTTGAATGTAGTCGTTCTTATATCGGGGAAATGAAAGAAGAACAACTTTTCCAAAATCTGGAAAACGTGAATCAACTGAGGCACGATACATATCATAGATCGCTGATCCTGTTTTTGCTTGATCGTGACCAGATGTTGACTCTGTGGCAAAACCAGAAATTTCATCAAGAATCACCATGAGTACGTTATATCCTTCCCAAGACTCTCTTTCAGAGTGACCTGAGTGGCATGTAATTCCTTTATCAAAACTTACTGATTGTGCAGTTGTTGTATACCTGCCCTGGAACCAAGGACAATTATCTAAACGCATCTTAAAACCTTTAAAGAAAACATTTTTTGCTTGCTCAGCGTTAATAGCAATATTAAGAATATCTATAGCATCACCTGGGGGTTTGCCGTAATATCTTTGTGGATCTTTAAGGCACAATAAAAGATAAACAATGTACGCAACAGCAATAGTTGACATATAGTCTTTACCAGAACCTTTACCAAGCTGCAAGATTACTTCGTTGCAAGTTTGTTTCCAACGCTTAAGACCGTCATCTTTGCCATAGATGTTTAGTAAAGTTTGTTCTTTATAAATTTGACTCATTGCACGAATGGCTTGATACTGATATTGTGAAAGTGGTGGTAGCCCTAAGTATTCTTCACTAACAACGAACTCTTCAAGTGCTACTGGTTTTTCTTCAAACTCGTCACCACCAAGAAGATCTATAATATCTTCAAACACTATAGGACCTCTGCTTGACCTGTAACTTTACTTAACTTTCCAAAAACTAACGGCTTACATCTTTCACAGGCAGATACTGTATCTCTAATAATTTCAACAAGGAGCTTTTGCTTATCTTCTGTTTCTACAACTTTTTCTGCAAGCTCATTATTATCCAGCATACCTGCTTTTTGAAGCATGTCCATTTGCTTAGCCTGAATATCTGCAATAAGTTTTAAGGCTGCAGTCTTTTGTGAAAGCTGAGCACTTCTATCTGCCTCTTCAACAACTGCCCAGGCTTCTTTAATTAGCATGGAGTAGTGTTGGTCTGCACCACTTAGAGCCTCTCTAGCTCTAATTTGAACCTGTCTATCGCTATGGATTATGGTTTTCCATTCGTCTAAATACTCTTGTACTTCGGTTTTTTTCATGCCAGTAATTTTAGCAATTGCAGCAGGATTGGTATTTCCTCTTAAAAATTCTTCTGCAACACGATTAATGCTTTCCATACGGTCAACAATTTCAATTTCAGACATAACTAATTCCTTTTCTTATATGTACATTATACAGCAAAATATAGGATTTAGCGGTATCCACCTGCAGTTGGAGCCCAAACAGAAACATTTCCTATTGTCCAAACTCTATTTAAAACATTACCACAGGTCTCACATTGTTGGTGATCTCTATCATCAACATTTACATTTGGCTTTTCTATAGTATTGTCGCACTCTAAGCAAGTATACTCATACGTTGGCATTGTATTTTCCTTCAAGTCTATTTATTTCATCATTAATATAAAAGATTGCTTTTTGTAAATCTTCAATGTGCTTCTCATCATTTTTGATTCCAGCCCTCCAGATATACTTCATGGCATTACCAAGGTTAAAGTTCATGTGACGAGTAACTTGAATTGCTTCAATACCACTAGGATGGCTAGTGTAATGAGTTGGGTGGTTTACTTGATCAACTTCAATGTGAAACTTTTCATCTTTGTACTCGTGCATTTAATTTTCCATTCTTCTATATAAATCTTTTAATCCTTTTAAAGTACCAATGTCCATGTACTCTCCTTCATTTTTAACAGCCTCTATATTAAATCTTGAAGTAATCCATTCCTGTATTTGTTCCCCAGGATGGTTCTTATTTGGGTCTACATATCTTATCATGTTTTTACGAAAAAGTAAAGTTCCCCAAAGATATTCATAGTCACAATTATCTGTTTTATCTTTTGATGCCATAACTTTATTATCTCTTACTGATACCTGACCAACTCTGCCCCTAAGTTCATCTGGACAATTCCATATTCCTAATACCAGATCTGCATTGTTTTGATTTTTTATTAACTCAGAGTAGATGTTCTTTGTTGAATTTAAAATATATGTATCTGGCATACCAATAAGAACTGTGTCATTGTATTCTCCAACCATAAACTTTACCGCATCAGACATAGTTGATGGCTCTCTTACGATAAGTTTAATGTTCATATCCATATTTTGAATAATTGGAACCCACTCAGGTCTTGTTGACACACGAACTTCATCACATACCTCTAGCATTTGATTTACATGCCATTGAAGCAAACACCTATCATCTGATATTGGCAAAGCAAATTTTGGTATGCCTCCAATTCGTGATGCTTTTCCAGATGCAGGAAGAATTCCAATTGTAGGCATTAGGCTTTCCAATCTCCTGGATCAAACCCATCTTTGTAAGATTGATTTACAATTGGGTCTGCTTTCCAAGCTATATATCCTTCTTTGCGACCAACGTCTCCCCAATATAAGTGCTGAACATACTTATCAAGCAGCACTCTGGAGTCGTCCCCATGAAAAGAAAAGAACATGTTTTCTTTTGCTGCTGGACATTCGTTGTACTCCCCAGCCTTTATTCTAAGATCTCCTTCATGCGGTGGAAGCCCCATTGATTCCATTAGACTGTCCGTAAACATTCCAACGTCTGTATAATAATGAACCATATTGGGAATAGTCCAATCGCCAAGCTTTACTCTTTCAACACACATATCTATTGCGTTTTTTAAAAACGGATGACCAGCCTTTGCTGCAATTACTTGTGTAGCATACCAAGGAGTGTCTCCTTCAATATCAACAACCATATCATACCAGTTCGGTAGCCACTTAGAAATTTTATACTTGCAGGTAGTGTCCAGGTCTGCATAAACTCCTCCATAAGAATAAAGTATTGCAAACCTCCAAAGACCAGCTTTCATTACTCCCATTGGCATCTTCATGTATGTGTCATAAACCTCTGGACTGTGTTCGGTTTTAAAAAAGTTTTCTCTATCCTGAGCACTCATATAATTATGCTCCCATTTACGATTATAACGTATCCAAGAATCAATTCCTTCTTTAGCATAGTCTGGTAAATCTTCTTGGGAACACTCATAGGTTTGCCAAATGTTTCTTTCAATCACTTTGTCCACTTCCTTTGATTCCTAATAAGATCAAACTTTACTAGGTATCTATAAATAGTTTGATGGCTAGTATCACATTCTTTTGAAATCTCTTCAATTGTTTTACGATCAATTATATACCTTTTGGTAAGCCAGGACTGGGACTGGTATAATTTGCTCATATTCTCTCCGTAAGCTTCTTATATGCATAGTAGGATATCCCACATGCATCACCAACATCATTGTCTGAGATTGATGTATTAAATTTATCATTAAAGAAATCCATGGTTCTTTGCTTTCTAATTTCTCTAATCTTGTTTTTATACCAAGAAGCAGACTTTCCAGGAAAATCTTTTTCTACCTGCAACTTTTCTGCCTTAGTAAAGTTTTTGTTTCCAATAAAAGACTGCCAGGAAACTGGTGCTACTGTAACTACCTGTGTTTCTGGTTTAAGAATAACAGACAGTATAGCACCAACGATCATAGCAATTTTAATACCTGCATCTGCAGAGCGAACCATAATAGCAGATTCAACTGCTACATAGTCAGCCTTGCAAACATTTGCAATTACTTTAGCCTTTGTATTGGCATCTTTAATTTTATCATAGATAGTGGCTCCAACAATAGGAAGCTTTCCCATCTTAATAGGAGCACCGTCCTCAAATAAGCAGAAGGCTACTGATGCTGTTGAGGCATCAATACCCAGAACCCTATCTGCTTTTTGTTTTTGAAGCTTTAATTGCTGCATTTTTAACAACTCCCATTGCCGTTACCGCTTTTTCTTTCTTTTTTGCCTCGTAGCATAGTGTACAAATTGGGTCTGGACTATACATGCTAAGCTTTGATCCACACTCACACAGTCTAACTTTTCCAGAAAGCCTTGCCTTTTTTGCATAATACTTTTCCATAATGCGTTTGTTTGTAGCAATTCTACAACACTGTTGAGAGCAATACTTTTGATTATGAGTCTTGAAGTCAAAATCATTTTTGCACTCTATGCAAGGTTTGATCATTGACTGCGTACCTTCAGAGAATCAATCTTAGTCCTGCCATCTGGTTTTGACCAGCAAGATTCTTTAATTGGGCAATATGTGCATGGAAAAGCGTTTTCCTTAAATGGTCTTTTAATGTTTTTACCATCTACCCACGCCTGATACACTTCTTTCATCCAGTCAAAGATGTAGTCTGCATAAACTTTATTTTCTTCTGACATAACAATAGGGACAACTGCAAGCTCGTGAGAGTTCTTGTTTTCATACAAGAAGAACCCTTCATCAAGTCCTAGCACCTTCATATAAATTAAAAGTTGTACAACGTGACTTTCTGCTCCAGTTGAAGTATCTTTACGAATATCAAAACCTTCTGCCTTAATAGTTTTTATTTCTCCAACAACTTCTTCTCCATCAATTTCCATAATGATATCTGCGAAGCCACGAATAGGTGGGCTAACTGACTTGATCTCACGCTCTAGTTCTTTTATAAGACCAGCCTTTTCCATTGCACCCTGAATACGCTCATGAGCCTGTGTACCTGCATTCATAGCAGCCATTCCCTGAGCATTAAAACTATCCTTAAACTCTGTTCCAGTAAAAGCTAGGCTCCAGTATCTTGCACAGGTTCCGTAACCATAGCCAACTGTGGATGGTGAAAAGGTTTTCTTTTTCTTAAACTCTGTGCCATTCTTACCTTGTAGATAAGCCTTACCAATTGCCAAACGAAGTTTTCTTGCATCAACCTTTGTATCTCTTGGTTTTGTTGTTAGTGTCTTAATTAAGTTCTTCGCCATTACGCTCCTAAGTTGTATCGTGCAAGATATTTTAACGAATCTACTAACTTATCTAGCGAATCCTTCATTGTATAGTACACATTCTTTTTTGTATTATTAATACTACCAGATGGTCCCTTAGCAATTGTTGTATAATATGTTGCAAGCATACCAAACTTAGCAGACATTGCCTGAAGTTTTCCAATTAGGGCAACTGCTTGAACAGATGGAATGTCTGGCTTCATCATAATTTTAACAATAATAGCCATTGCCTCATCAAGATCTGCATCTTGCATAAACTCATGAATATCATTAAACTCTGTTACTTGGTTGATATAATCAAGTGTTGATTCCATTTGCTCTCTCCATTAAATCTTCTAGGGCAGCCCATTCAATTACCGCCAATCTTATCTTTTGTGTTTCACCTATTGCAAGCAATAGTGCAGGATATTTATTCTTATCTGTTTTAAGAGTATCTGTAACTATCTTAGCCCATACCTCTTGGTTTAAAGTAAAACTTTTACCTGCTTCTTTTACATCTACTACAAACTCATCAGTTGATCCGTCAGCCTTTTGATATTGACCACGACCAGAGTTTTTATGTGCCTTTGCACCAATACGCTTTAGCTCTCCACGCTCACTCAAAGCTTTGCCTCATTAATATGGTTATCAGAGCATTGATATGTTAGAGTCATATCATGTTCATCAAGTGTTGCGTGATCTGCATACCCATTACATTCTTGACAAGCAAAGTTTCCAGATACTCTAATTCCTGGATCTATAATTTCTACTGTTTTAACAAAATCTTTTGGATCTATCATAGCTTTGAGTACACCAAGCTTTCTAGTGTATCAAATACTTCTTGGTTTTCTCTAACGTATTCTACAACCTTTGCACGTCCTTGAAGTCTTTGTTCCAGAACCGTGTACCATGCACCACCACGTTCAATTACACCCATCATTTCTGCTGTATCAACTAGGTCTGCTACAGTATCTACGCCAACGTGCTCACCTTGGAAGTAAAAGTCATAGGATCCACCAATAAACTGTGGTCCAGTCTTATTGTAATCAATTGTCCAGTTTACTGGACGACCAACTTTTTGCTCAATTAACCTGTCTCCAACTGTAATCTTATCTTTAATTGAACTAGCTTCAGACTCTGAGGACCATAGCTTTACAATTGTGCTAGAGAAGAACTTAACTGCCATACCACCAGTAGGAATATGAGTAGCATGCATCCCACCAAAGCTGTTACGTTGTTGGGATATAAGTACAAGCAACGTGTTTTTATTTGCGTAATTAAGCATCTTAACTGCATGGGTCATGTCTTTTGCTTCTGCACCAATCTGTTTGGTGTCTTGCAATTCTTTTAATTCGTTTCCATCTTTTTCAAAATAGATTGCAGGTAGCAGTGCTGAAATAGAATCTACAACAATTAAGTCTACACCTGCATTCATTAGGTCTACACCAACGTCAACCATATCGTTAATAGTTTTTGCTGGAGAGTAAATAAGTTTTTCTGAATCTACTCCAAGTTTTGTAGCCCACTCAGGTGAATAAGATTGCTCTGAATCAATCCAGGCACAAGTCTTTCCTTCTTTTTGAGCCTGTGCAATCATTTGCAAACAGAAAGAAGACTTACCTGCAGACTTGTTTCCCCAGATAAGAACCTGACGACCATAAGCAAGACCACCTTTAAGTCCAACATTAAGACTCAAACTTGGTGTTGGCTGTCTTTCAATTTGAACTTCTGTTGCTTGTTGAACACGTTTTCTTGTTTTTGGATCCAGCCTTGATAAAATATCTTCTATAGTTGTCATTATTTCTCCATTATCTTTTGTAAGCATCTATTATATCATCCCAGTACGCCATGCATTTTAGGGCGTTGGCTATTGATTATTGTCTTCTTTGTTACTACGTCCTCTAAGGAGTCTTTAGCTTCACCAGCCATAACTAATCCTTGATATAAATCAACTACACGGATAATGATATCTGCTAACTCTTCTACAACCTCTTGTTGTCCTTTTTGTTTTCTAAGAGCCTCTAAAACTTCTGTTGCTTCAGAATGGATCATTGCTATTTGTTTTGCAAAAAATATAAAGGTGTCTCCTATTGGTTCTGCATTAGAATACATGTAGTCCCAAAAACCCTTTTCTGTTGCATTGCTGTGTACGTTTCTTGCTAGATTGTCTAAATTCATTATCGTATAAACTCCTTTACTGTTACGCTGCCTGAACTTGTTGTTTGCATTACTGGCTTGCATACCGCACCTGGCTTCATATTGACCAAAGATGTTGCATACATATTCGGAAAAATTACCAAAGAGTATAGGTCCTTGTCTTTATCTGCCAAAACAGCATTAGCCATCTTTTGACCAGACTTAGTTAGTCTTGGAGTAAAGCTAATTGTATATAGCTCATCATTTCCAAGATTTAAAGTTTTAGCCTGTAAATATTTAATAAATGGATTGCTTAAATCTTTTAAATCTTCTGCTGTTGCATAAGCACCAATACGGTTATCTGATACTAAAAAGATATAAATCTTTCCTGGTTCAATTACCGTTTCCGCCCTGTCAAAGATCCCAACAGAGCCAGTCTTGTCAACGATTTCAATACGGCTCCATCCTTCCCCTCTTTTGATTGACTTGACCATTGCCTGGA